CAACAGCGAGGCATCTTTCTTATTTATGTCCCCGTCCCTTGAGCGTAAATATACAAACACTATTGATGCTGCTACGAACACGCCTGCAGTCAATGGGGAAAGAATGTTGGGTATTATGATAGGATGTATAAGCGCAATTACGCCTATTGTTAACATTGAATCTGCCAAGACGTTACCTAGTATGTTGCCTATTCCAATCCCGCTACCTTTTGTTTCGGCTGCACGAATTGCGAAAGCCATCTCAGGCAGGCAGGTTCCAATGGCAACAACCAGCCCCATTAAAAACAAGGGCAAGCCAGATACTAAGCTCAACTCCTGCGCGGATTCAGTTACCAATTCGCTGCCGATAAACAAAACCGTAATTCCAATAATTAATAGGAACACGGTAATGCCTAATCGAATCACTCTTTTGGACAATTTCACGCGTTCGGCGACTTCTTTTTCATTGCGCCCAGTTATAAGTAACCAAATAACGTAGATTACAAAAGCGGAAACCAAAATGATTCCATCTATACGGGAGATTTCTCCATCCAAGAGCAAGAATACAGGAAGAAGTACTGCAACAAAAGAAATCTTCAAATTCTTTAGCATACTTGACGTCATTTTTTGGCGTCCTGCAAGTAACACGACAATTCCAATGACTAACGTTAAATCGGCGACGTTTGCACCAAGAATAACACCTAATCCAAATGTGGATGTTCCATCAAGGGCTGATAGGATACCTATGGATAGTTCGGGAAGTACTGCTAATGTGCCTGCTATTACGACGCCAGTGATGAAAGCGGAAAGGCGGAAGAACTTTGATAAATTCGTAAGTCGCTTTATGGCTTCGTCTGCACCGTATACTACGATGGCGATTCCAGCACAAAGCACTAATACAGTATACCAAGACAACGTTTATCCAAAAAGGTTAGCAAATAAGGCATTTATTACGCGTGCATTATACGTACATAAGACTTATTAATACGTTAAATCCATTCGAGTCATAAAATCAAGCACAGCCTCGTATTCTCTGAGGTACTGTTTACCTTTCTCCGTTAACTTCATCGAGACTTCGTCATCTATTAAGCCAAGCTCCTTTAATTCGCCGATAGTAACTTTAAACCGATCATAGGGAAGGTTGATTTTCAGAAGGACCCGCGTGACCACTATCTTCTCTTTACTCATAGCATTTAATATCGACAGTAAGTCACCGTAGATTTTGAGTTTGTCCCTACGTCGAAGCTTTACCATCCGAAACCCCCCTCGTATGCAGGACATAGAATACTTGATAGGTAACCAGAACGAAAATAACTAAACTTGCTAGGCGAAGAACGTATGAACCAATATAGGCGTTGAAGCTTTGGTCAAGCGACCAGAACAGTAAAGAGTATTGGCTGAAGGCAAGCAGCATATAGGCAAATGGAAGCCAGATTTTTTTAGGATTAGGATTTGCTATCTGGTGTCTTATTGTGTGAACAGAGATGTATACAAGGAAAACGATGTTGGTTACTAGGAGAGTATCGTTTGCTGTTTGATAGCTTGGCAGGATAAACGCTGGAGGAACAATCACTATCAGATATGAAAACGCAATTACGAAAAACAAAGATGCATACGTAATGTTCCAAAGTAACTGTGTTTTCCTCTTGGGTTTTTTTAGAAAATAATAGGTTGCTGCAAGAAAAACAAAAGCGTATGCTTGAGTTAATATTTGGAGCCATTTTAAGTCTTGAGCAAAACCAAAGGTGTCTGAGAGTAATGCGCAGGTTGTTAAAAGATAGGATACGCCTAAGAAGCCAAATCCAAGGGGCAAACCGAGGTATTGTCTCTCGCCTGTAACTTGGTAGGGTTTTATCATGAACCGCAGTAGGATAAAGCAGAGGATCGTTGAGGTTATTTCAACTAGTACAAGACTTAGGTTAGCCATGCCGTTTTCTTGGGTTTATTGCTTTAAGTTTGTTTCTCATTAATTTTTGAATAATCAATATCCGACTAGCGCCCAAGAAGAATTAGAAGGTACAACAAACGAGAAATGTTGATTGTATGCCTCGGTTAGGTTTAAGTGTATATTCCCTTCTTTCTCATTACTACATTGATATTTTGGCTGTTAATTAAATGTTTAAGCGCACACTTGCTAAGTGAATATTGTTCAGGTATTACTCGAGAGCACATCAAGCTTTTCTTTTTTATTTAATTTGCCATGCGGGCTATGGTTGAGAGATTGCCTGATTCATAAAATCGCGAGCTCAGTTCTCCGAGCAAGGTTGAAATACTACAAAGGTGGCAGAATTACCCGTTAAGCTTTCCAAAACAAGTAAACTTTTGTTTGGGATAGCATTGCAAAAATCTTTATCAGTTTAGCAAGCCCATAGTTGACGGCGTTTTGAATGAAGGTTTTATAGTCACTTGTTTTTCCATAGGGTTCATGTCGGCTAGATGCTACCTCTTTTTTGAAGCGGGGATGGCTACTTGCCATAAAAGCCGTTTTGACTTTTCGTATTTGCCCTTCATTGAGGCTTTCAAGTTTTGATTCCACATAGCGCTCGCTTCCAATCAGCTGAAAGTCAAAGCCAAGCTTTGCTAGTGTTTGTGTAATCTTTTTAACGCCTTCAACAGAGCATTGTTGGGCAACCTTTTTCATACCCGCTTTTTCGGCGAACGGTGAATATTTTGCCATAACGGCTATTAATTCAACGTATGGTGTGCCGGCTAGTGGTAAGGTTTCTCTGATTATTTTCTCTCCTAAGCCGATGGTTCTGTATTTTGGATGGATTACTATGCGGTTAATGATGCTTAGTTTGGCATTGATTTCTTGCATCGTCATCCTTGGTAATACAAGGCGCCTTCCATAGCAGGTTGGCGGTGGATAACTGTAGACTATGACGCCACAGAGTTCATCACCTCTTACCATTCTGAAAATTTTTCTTGGAACAGATACTCCGTGCCCTCGGTAGTGGAAGCTACTGAGTTTTTTCCAGTCTTCTTTTGTGCCTTCTTCTATCTTCATCTCACGGGTTAGACTACATTGGGCAGCTGGAATGTTTAGGTAGTAGCCTATATTGATTTCTTCGCCAAACCGCTTGTAAACCAAGACGCTGGGTTTTAGGTCCTCCTGCAGGTCGCTGTGAGTTGTTGCTGCGATTACAGCTTTGCCTTGTTGGCGAGCTAGCTTCTGCAAATTATAAGCGACGATTTTTGCTGTGTCTCGGTCTAAGCATGCGGCGAATTCATCCATGAGCCACCATTGCTTGCCGCTTTCGATTAGCTTGGCGATTCTGTAGCGGTACTTCTGACCATCACTTAGTTGGCTGTATGTGCGCAGGAAAAGAAAAGCATCGTTTAAGCCAACCTTGCTTAGTAACTCTAAACCTTCTTCAACGGTGGCGCCGACGGTTTCAATTAGCGGCTTCTCCGTGTCAACTGCAACCTCTGTTAAGTCAATGGCTTCTTCTCCTAAGTCTGCCTTTATTGCGCGTAGTAGTACGCTTTTTCCGCTTCCGCTATCCCCGGTGATATAGACGATGTCTTGAGGTCCGATCTTCAGCTCAGCATCTAAAACCTTGAACCTCTGTGTGTCGTCGATGCCTAACCCGAAGGCTTCAGCCACAACCAAACTTCTCGGCGTCGGCTTGGTGTGTGTTTCATAGCTTATATTAAACGTGAACTTACCTTCTGTCCGGTCGTAGATTCGGCGGAATTGCCTTATGTGAAAGTCTCTTTGTCGTCTCATTTCTTGGTCACCTTGGAATAACTGTTAGGAATGGTTCTGGTTCCATCTGAACGGTTGCAAACACAGCTAGAGCTATGCTCCAAAAGACGTCGTCATGCGTGCCGTTGGGGTGTGAATAGCCTATGGCCCCGTCTTTGCGTAGGTCATAGCGTTCAACGTTTAGTTCTGTGCAGAGGTCGCCTCTGTAGGGGCGCTCCCAATTGAGTAGTGGATAGTAGAATTGTTTGTTCATCATACGCTGCTTGAGTAGACTGGCCATTTCGCTTTTTCTGGGCACGCTAAAGTTTACGCCTTCAGCGTTCTCGATGCCTGCAGTTTGCATGTCGGCTATGATGCTTGGTCCTTCCCGTGTGAAGTCTATTCTGATTTTTTGGAATCCGCCCCATCTGTCCTGCAGTGCCTTGAGGTAGCCCAAAACTTGAGCATATAGCGTGGGCTGCTGGAAAATCTTTAGATGGCGCAAAAAGAGCTTATCATTGAGCCTTTCAATTACTGAGAGAACGCAGTAGTCTCGTGTTTGCGCCAAATCCAATCCAGCAAAAAAATCGCCCTCACATTCAGCTTCAGGATTGAAATCTTGCAAGTCCACGCCACAATTCTTCACCGTACCCACGCAAGCAACGATTAAACTTTGAGCCAGCCAGACATCCTCGTCTTCAGACCACTCAGCCTCCATTTCACGACGCCAACGGGCAGGGTCATCACCGAATTGGCGCTTAATTTTTTCAATAATCACAGACTTCAATGGACCATTAGGCTCCAAAGCCCTCTCCCAAGAGAAATGCAAGCGCCCAAAATCAGCGTAGTCTTTGTGGTTACACATTTTCCAAAAGAGCGCATCAGTATTAAAGGGCGTACTGCTAGCTGTCAGCTTGCCGTTTGTTGTGCCAAGGGTAAATAGGATAGCGTCATAGAGGTCCTCATCGTTAGCGGTGAAGTTGACTTCATCCCACCAAATTCGATGGAACGTATTGCCTCTGATTGTATCTGGGTTGTTTGGAAAAGCCTCAATGATGCTGCCGTTTGGGAAGCTTATCTTTGTTTTTTGCACATGCAAGCCTTGTTGTGGGAGGCTTCGGCAAAAGCTTGCTATTCGTCTGATGTTTAGTTTGGTTTGGCGCCAGCTTGGACCGACAAACCCAATGTTCAAATCAGCGTTATTCCAAGCATCTGCAAGATGGAGCGCCCCGATTCCAGTGCTTTTACCCGTTTGACGTGGCCAGCGAACCGCATTAAACTGAAACTGTCCATAAGACTGAATCAGGTCAAGCAGGTACCAGTAAGGCTTAAGCTTACAGTACTGTTCAAGGAATTTAACGGTGTCCTTGGAGACTTCATTAACTTCCGCAACTTCTTCAGCCTGCTGCACGCTTGCAAGGTTCTCAAGAGAACCCCATAGTTGGCGGTAGTCAGGCAGGTGCATCCGTCTTGGGCTTTTTGCTTTTGATAAGTTCCGCATACTTTCCCTCCAGCTCAGCTAATCGACCCTCAAGTTCACAGTAGTTGAGGAAGTCAGCGAAAATTTCCTTGTAGACTTTAACTCCAGAAATTATTCCCCGAAGCCTAAGCACTTCAGATTGATCAAGACCAGGAGTTTCCAACGCCTTCAAAGCAGCACTAAGCGTTCTAAGTGAATCCTCTACACTGGGCAAATCTTTGGGTAACTCAAGAGAAGAAGAAAAAACAGCCGTGCCACCACTTACTCTTTTTTCTTTCAGTTTAAGATCAAACATTTTTTGTTTGATGGAATCGAGGGTTTTGACCATTATTCGAGAAATATCCCCAACACTCTTGCCCTCTTCCACCAGTTCTCGAAGCTGACGAATCTCATTAATTTCCCATGGTTTGCCTTTCGTCATGTTTTCTGCCCCACAAACAAGCCGATGACGGTTCCGCTTAGTCCGGTGATTGAAGCAAAGATTTCAGCGTTCCAAGTATGCAAGATCGCTAAGTGTGCTAGCTCAAGAGCCGACATAAACGCCGTCATGCCTATGGCGAATTTGACGCCCAACACCAGCTTAGCGGGCGGCTCTTCTGCGATGAAGCGCCCTCGCTCAAAGCGCCTCCGAGTCAATGCACGTTTAATAGGGTCTGCCATCGATGCTCAACCTCCTCTGCGCAAGTGCTCTCCGAAAAGTTCTAGGCCGATTCATGGAACGGTGCCCACCCATCATGAAACTATTAACAAGCCTGCTAGCCGAATCAGTTGGAATATGCTCCTTAACCAAAACCGTTACGCCAAGTGCCCAACCGATAGGAATTGCAGTGTAGTCCAAATCGAACAAGCCATCGGCATAACGGAAACTGTTCTGTGCAATCACAATATGCTTAATTTTGTCACCGATTAAACCAACAAATATGCCCCAACTTTTCACGGGCACGTCAATGGTCATGCCTGAACCGCTGCTTTTACCGACCGATGCATCGCACCAGTCAACCGCGATTAAGTCGCCGGGTTTAATGTTTTCAAACTGTTTTAGGATTTGCTTACTCATTTTCGAGGTCACCGTCTTGCCTTGTAATTACTTAGGGCGTCCGTCCTAGCTCTCAAGGCATAAATCCAGTCAGCCATCAGCTGCTTCTGATAGCCAAGATTCAAAATAACATCCAGAGTGTTGTTTTCTGCCAACAAGTGATAGTCCACGCTTTTGACAAGGAAACTCACAGCGGATATGCTTTCGTTTGGCAGAGTTACCGCAATCATATCGCCCGGCAGAATAGGCGAGGTACCATAATCGATTAAGGTGCTTTTTACGACTAGTGAAGTTTTGGCCTGTTTCTTGTAAGCCAGTATTGATTTGGCTCTGAGCATGCATTCGTTGTCGCTATAGAGGTCCTCGACAATGTCCACGTATTGGCGTTCGCCATAACTGGCAATGCTTGTGGCATCGGTTTGCACATTGCTGTATCTTGCACCGGTGAAGTAGAGTTGGCCATGCCACACTTGACCACTCACGCCGGCAGTAACCAGATAGGCCGTGACGGTAACAGTGCGAATGTTCTCCCAATCAAAGTCACTCGGAGCCGCCCAATCTATTGCGTGGTCGACGCCGACATCAAGTTGAAATGTTGACCAATCGTTACTTGCAGCTATGCTGTTAACGGTTGAGAGGTTACGCCCACAGACCCTTGACGAGGAATCATGCAAGATTACCAAGAAGCCATCAGACTTAACAAGGTCATCTCGCAATAGGGCCAAAAACAGTTTGGGGTACATGTTGCCGTTTACGGTTACGGTGAAATAGAAGACGCTCACGGCGTTGTAGGCGGTGCCCGTGGTGTTATTGATGCTTGAAGCGGTCGAACCATACCTTCGAGTGGCGTCTATAGAAATAGTGCCGCTGTATCCTGTCCAGTACCCACTCGCGGGGTTGAGACTTTCAACCGTTTCATCAACGTCTATAGGTGTGCTTTTTGTGGCAGCGCCATAAATAGTGACTTTGTTTCTTACAGAGAGGATATCTGATTCCGTTTCTGCCTCTTCAATCCGTTCAGTTAGGCTGACGGAGCTTGTTTTGGCGCCTCTGTGGAAAAATTCAAAGCGACCATCCGGTGCAACCCTGAAATCATATCCGATAGCGCCTGCTTTGTCACTGTCCTGTGCGATTTGTTTTAGGATTTCCCAAGCCTGCTTATTCTCATAGTCCAAGCGGGTAAAGGTTGTGTCGGTGTCTTCAACCAGCTCAACCGCGCCTCTTACATGAGGCAGACCCGAATGATAATCCAGCAGATGCTTGACGATTTCCTCGCCTTTCATGAGGGCGTAGCCTTCGGTGACGTATTCGCGGAATAACCGCTCGCCCCAGTCACGACCCGAAACAGTAACATAATGTTCGGTAGCGTTTGATTGGAACTTCATGTTCTCGTTTCGTATGGTGATGAGCTGGGGACAGTTGCCGCCTCGACCCATCATGATGTAGCCGTCTTCGCCAAGCGCGATTGGAGAGCCGCTTGGGCTGTATTTGCCGTTCCAGTTTTGGAGACGATAGGCGAAACTGCTGACTTCCTCGGTTCCGCCTAAGTGCACGGCTAGCTCCTGAATGTCAGCCTGATTAATTGAGCCGCCTGTTACCCCTGAGTAGAGAGTTATGGATGGCGCTGCTGGTTCGCTCATGTGTCCTCTACTCCTTGGCGATAGATCGCCATGTCACCAGACCGCACGATGCCCCGTGTAACAGTGGTGGTTTGGCTGGCTGTGGAGTTGAAGTTCTGCATGCTTGAAGTTGCCGTGTTCATGCTGTTGGCAAAGCTGTACATTGCAACTGCAGCAGCCGCTATAACAGCGATACCCACACCAGTCAAAGCCAAGAAGGTTCCGTAACTGATGTTTAGGGCGTTCTGTGCAGCTGTGGCGACCCAACAAGCGGCAGAATACACTTTCTGAGCAACAGCCACGCCCACACTGGTAGTCATGAAGGTGCCCATGACTGAGACAACCATCATGGCGCTGTTGAACACCTTAGCTTGCGCGTCATCAAGTAATCCGAATTGGTTAGCGATGTAGCCAATAGCCATGCCCGAAGCGCCGATGCCAGCGATTGCAGCGCCCAAACTCTTAATCCGAGCGCTCAAGGCTTCAGCGTCAGTTTTAATTCTGCCAAACTCGTTACTTGCACGATTAACCGCCCGAATAGTCACGGCAATTTCGCGGAAACTCATAGCCCCGCCTCCGCTTTAGCTTGCTCAATGGCTGAGGTTATGACTGCTTCGAGTTGTGGCAGGTACTGCTGGATTGCTGGGTAAAGATAGGGTTGTGCCTGCATGTATTTGGTGCCTAGCTCGACAGCTAGGGCGTAGGTGGCGACTGCGCCAATTTCAGCTACCCATTCCTGAATTTTCGCATAGATGGTGCTTCGAAGATAACCTGTGCGGACGGGAACAAGGCGCATGGCTTCTGCTTTTACGTCGGCAGCCCAGCTAGCCAAAAAGCTATGAACCTGACGCTGCATGCCCGAATCTAACCTTTGCATAGCTGCTTTGAATTCTTCTACGCCGTTGATGTCATAGGTTACTTCTAGTGCCGTTTTGCTTCACGCTCCGCTTTCCGTTTCTCTTCCTCTGCAATTTCATCCATTACGTTCAAGATGTGACAGAACTCCTGCACTGTTCGGGCTGGCTGCTTGGCAAGCTCGGTTGGTGTCCATCCGAAGGTTTGGCATAGCCTAAACTCGACAAGAGTGCTGTGCGGCTTTCCTCGTCTAATTGCTCTAGTAAAAAACGCAAATCCTCCCGCGACATGCCGTTTAACTTGTTAACTACTTTAGAGAAAACCTCCCCAAGCTCTATGGGTATGCCGTCTTCTTCTCCCAGCAGCTTCTCAAGGGTTATGGGGTGGGTTTGTGGTTGGCCATGCATGCTTGCCATGATAGTTTCAGCTTGTATGGAGATGAAATCGCTGCTCTCCACGTCACCAGATAACTTGTTGTATTTGGTGTGTTTTTGGATGATGCGGTTTCGTTTTGCCCAAGTTATCTCTTTGAAAATGTACTTGCCCTGGTATTCTTCGCCGAATCGGTTGTCAATTTCTAAGGTTTCTTGCTTCATGCTTTTGCCCTCTCCAAAACTTTTAGACGCGACTCCATCGCCGTCTCCAAATCAGCCAAAAAAACATCCTGTAAATCCACAGGTAACTGGCTAACGCGTTTGGTAAAACGGTTCATCAGAGCAATCGTCTGCACATAAATTCTAATTTCGTTTTTTGGCATGGTTTTTGCTCCTATGAAATTGTTAACGGTCCTCTAGCCGTGAAGGGCACCTTAGCGTAGATTAGGTCCTCGGATTTGCCGCTCAATGAGAAATCATCCCATTTGGTGTGCTCTATGGTAACTTTGTTGGCGCCGCCTAACCCGAATTCTAAACTGGATTGCTCGGTGTCGGCTAAGATGTCGTCGGCTTCTTGTTTGCTTTCAAACTCAAAATTGAGTTCTCCCGTCAGTAGCCGTTTGCCCCATGTGAGGTACTTTGCCAAGTGCCCGTTGGTTGACCTTATGACTGGGACAGGTTTGCAGCTGTTGTCTATTTGCAGTTTCCAAGAAGTTACGCGCTCGCAGGTTACGCCGCCGATTTTGACATAGCTTTCACTGCCAGAGACGGTGCCGGCATAATCAGTGTATGAAGCTCCTGTAATTTTTGCGGTGGTGACTTCAATGTCTTGGGCTGGAAACTCGGCTTCGCATTCTAAGAGGCCGTCTATGTCGCATGTTAGAGTGGCTTTGTTAAATCGGGCGCCCTTGTAGAGTAGGCTTATGATATCGGTTGCTGTGGCGAAAATGTCTTTGTAGTAGAGCACTTGAAGGGAAAGGCTAACGTTGAGTTCTTGCTTGACGTACTGAAGAAAGTTAATGGGTGAATCCGATGGAATGGGGTACTTGATTTTCAGAAACGGCTGTCTCAAGCCACGCTTTAATGCGACCACATCAATCGAACCTGTGCCTGCTACCCGGATGTTGTTTGGGTTTATGTCTGGGTCTAAACTGCTGCAGGAGTGCCCAAGCATTGCCGGGCTAGCTGGAACCACGCCGAAAGAGCCTTCGGTAACATAATAGAACTTTTCTTGATCTGAGTGATAGGTGTCTACCATATTTTTCACCTGTGACTATGAGATGGCAACTGACTCGAACAGCCACGCCACGATTACGATTTCTTCTTTGTAGAGAAACGGCTTAACGTCAACTACATCGACGTCTCGGTAACTGTGCACATCACAAAACGTTATGCCCCGCACGTCAACGGTTACTTGGACAAAATCGCAGTACAGCGTGGCAGGCGAAACCCCATTTGACGGGTTGGTTGTCCTTGCCATCAGGTATAGGAAGCCGTCATCATTGACGTAGTTCGTCAGGTTAGACGTTAAAGTGATAGTCAGGGTTTCATCTGTTCCTAAAACGCCAGTTTGTGCATTGCTCCAAGCGCCCGCCAAGTTATCCCAAACTTTCATGGTAACGCCGTTTCCCGTTGGAAATAGCCCAAAACCTTCAAACGCCAAAACTACACGCTTTAAACACTGCTTTCTGGCTTCATTTCGAATCTCTCCAGCTTTAACGCCTATCTTGAAGCGGAAAAGCATAAACGCAAACTCGCCGTTGCCAGTTGCGCTTTTGGAGTGCCTAAGCTCGTCGCTTCCCCAAAGGTTCGCATACTCGGGATTAGTCAATTCTGCCCAGACTGTATTAGACGGAACGGGTTCGGTTGTGAATGCCGCATCATAGACCTTGTGAGTTGTAGACGTGGAGTCGATTGGGTAAAAGTTGTAGATTGTTCTGCCGGGTAGGTTGCGGTTTTCGGGAACAATCACCAGAAGCTGCTCAAGAACTTTGTCACGCATGACTCTGCCAGCATCTGAGCTTGATGGCTTATCAACGGTAGTTACGGTTGCCCGCAGAGAATAAATTCGGCGTCTGAGTTTGCCGTCTAACGTGTGCTTCTGCGCTTGGCAAGGCTCCGAAGTCTTGGAAACAGTGATTTGGGCGTCGTAATCTTTGAGCAGTTCCCGATCATAATTCGCCTGAGAACAAAGCACACGGGCTAAGCCTCCATCATCCTTGACAACCCTAATTCTGGACTCGATTAACCGCAAAACTGTTATAACGGGGTTCTCTACTTCGCTCAACTTGCGATTAGCCTCCTTGCGACGCTTTTGAAGTAGAACCGCTGATTCGCAAACGTGAAGGGCGTTACGGTTTGGATTTCGTAGTCTTCGCCTTGGCGCCTGATTTTGTCGTGGACTCGGACGGGAAGGAATGTGTAGACTGCCAAGTAGTCGTTTAGATAGTAACCCGCTTCCAACATTACTTGCTCAGCCTTGAGTGAGGCAATAACGGCTAGCAAATCCAAAGATTCGCCATAAGTCACTGTGGCAGCAGCTTCTCTGACAGGATAAAGTGTCACTGCTTCGCCCTTAGTCTTCAGAATCTTTGTGAACTGGGTTACGGGTTCCTCGTAATGGAGGAAAAGCTCGGCTAGCCAACAAACTGTGACCATTGCCTGTTTGTTTTCGACATAGCTGTAGTCTGTGTGTTTGGCGCCCCAGAACATGAACTCCGCTGCGTGTTTTTTGATGATTTCTACGCTTAGTTTTAGGCTTGGCTTGTCGTGGTTTTGGCGGATTTTCCAAAGGATCCCGCTTGTGACGGCGTCGTAGTAGTCGCAGGCTGAGAAGCGGCTAATGACGTCTATGTAGCCAGCCCAGCAGACTGCAGGGTCATAAGCGGGATACTTGGCGCTAGCTCGAATATTGTTCAGGTTGTTGTAGACCTTTTGGCTGCTAATACTCCAGCCCTCAACCGCATACATTCCCAGCAAGGCATAGGCGAACGGGTCATCATAAACTTCATTCTCTTTTAAGCCGACTCTATGCCATTTGCCATCTGAGGGATCAAAGTGTAGCCAGAGATTCTCAAAGCCAAATCTAAGAAAGCGGATAGCCTTACTTACTATACTGTTATAAGCCCAGAAGTTTGTGATGTCGTGTTCTCCGAGCAATTTCAACCCAATTAAGCCATAGAGACATTCGGTATCCAACTGCAGTAGCCAAGCATCCTCAATCGTTACTGCCCTGGAAAAGCCGCCGTAGGGCTGTTGATCCTGCATCGTTTTAAGAAAAGTTCCGCCGGCTAGCTTTGCAGCATCCAAGTACCGGGAATCGTTAGTGAGTTCATACGCTCTGAGCAGCGAGGGTATGACTCTGCAAGCGTCTACACTGTAATAGTAGGTGCTGTCCTCTGCGCTCTTGAATCCGCCATAAGCCTCTCTGGCTGGGTCGAGACACTGCTGGGTTAGAACCCAATCGGCTAAACCTGCGATTTTGGCGTAGATTTCTGCCTTTCTGTTTTCAAATTGTGGGGCAGAGTAGGCTTCACAAAGAAAATCGATTGCGAAACTAGCCGCTAAGACGCCTTTGCCAAAAGCTGGGTCGGGCGTATCTGGCGGTATAATGTAAACATTGGGTGCATAGTCCATGATGAATTGGTAGTAGGCTTCAGGGACGGTTCCCATGGCTAAGCACTCCCCACATAAGGTGTTTTTAGGTTGGCGAGAAGCCGCTCAAACTCAGATTGCAGCACCGTTAAGCTTGGCAGTGAAGAGTTGGAACTGTTCAAATCGCCGACGCTAAAGTTTAACCCGATTGCTGAGCCGCCAGTCAAATAGCAGATCGCATAAATGGCCGCCAAAACTGTGATGGCTTCCTTTTCTGCTTCACTGCAGTTTGAATAATCAATTTGCGAGTTCAGTTCAAGCCCTAACGTGACTGCGGCACGCTTAACCATCTTTAGCACTTTAGCATCGGGAATGTCTGAGTCGGCTATGTGCAGAACGTCTCTGACGTCATCTACGGTTACGCTTGCCATTTTAGGTGCCTCCTTCGGTCTTAGTGGCCTTAGCTTCTTTGGTATCCCAGAGTTCCCAGCCAAACTTGACGGCATTCTTTCGGAATTCTTCCGCTCTTACCAGCCCAAGCTCAGCAGCTTTGATCAAGTCGGAGGGCACCAGTTCAGGCGTTTCGGGACTGCCAAAATTCAATCTAACCTTTGCTTTATCAGCGTCTAAACCAGCTTGCGATACCGTGACAGCGAAGATTTCTTTTTCCACTTGGCGCTTGATGTATCGCTGGACTGGTTTTATGAGCATGTCCTGTAAATCTAGCGCTGCCCTCGCCGAAGCTTCCGTGAAACCTGGAGTGCTAAAAAGTCGTGGGAGCGGTGTTTCGCATCCAAGGTAGAATTGGTTTACCATGTGGTCGATGTAGTATTCGAAGCGTGCCCTTGGGTCGATGGATACGGGATAGACGCCGACGGATTTGGCGCCGCTGAAAAGCCATTGTCCCTCTTCCGGTCGATTCTTAATCGCAGACTCATACTTTTTGATAGTGTCCTCTTTCTGGCCTTCAAGTTGGACAACGACGTCAGGCCCAGCGTACTTGACAAAGATGTTTGGCAGAATTTTCTCTATCTTGGCTTTCATCCAAGCATACGAGGGTCGCTTATCCGTGTCAACGGTCAAAGTGTGAAGTAGAACCTGCAGCAAGCCCACGCCGAAACCTGATGGAACATCGCCGTTTAGGCGCCAGTGGATGACAGCCTCGGGCTTTAGCTCGTTTCCAGTGTTTCCGCTGTAGGTGGCTTTGAGCTGGTAACCTGTGACTTTGTAGGGAATTTTTAGGTTAGGCACAGAGCTTAGCCCTATGCGTTGGACTGAATCAACCGGCATTCGCAACACATCGGCTAGCCGTTCAGGTGCGAGTTTTAGCCAGAAATCGTTACCACAAGCAATCAGCGGCTTAGCCATATCGTTTAGTAATCCGTCCAAGTTGACGTCTTCACAGAATCGATCGACCGCAGCCTTAGCCTCAGCTGCTTTCTCGTATTTCTCGTCAACAGTGGTATAGAAGCCCATGCCAACTGCGGATGCTGACAAGAGGTCCACGCTGCTTTTGCAGGTTGGGTCTCTGTCATAGAGCTTCATAACATTGGATAGTGGGATACATGAGGTGTCAAAGAATACTCTATCCTTTGGAGAAGCTACGCCTGAAGCAGGCGCATAGGAGAGCACTTCACGGATTTTTCTTAAGACATTACTCATGCAGGGTTAACCTCAAAGGATTTTGTTGTTCCCAAAAAAGAGGGATGAAAAACTGTTGGTTAGAGCAGCTATGTCATTGTCTGCTTTACGTTGGTCATTCGGGCAATAGCTTTGGATCGGAGTATTCCAGCGCCAAACCGTGTGGTTCCCCGGACGCCGTACTT